GGAATGAGCGTCAAATAAGAAATATGAAGTACGTATAAGATATACGAATACGAATACGTATTCCTACACGAATACGTATACCTCGAGAGAGATACGTATAAGACAATTATAGACATAGATACGTCGTATACGTATATCACGTAGGTATACGTATTCGTGTAGGAATACGTATTCGTATTCGTATATCTTATACGTACTTCATATTTCTTATTTGACGCTCATTCCTCTCTCTCTTTTATTATATAGATATATTACACCCCCCCAATATTCGTACTTCGTATATAGTACTATATAGTCAAATTCTTTCTGAATTCTGAAATTTTCACACTTCGTACTTCTTACTTGACATTTCACACTTCACACTGACGCTCATTATTTCTTACTTGACACTTGACACTTGATACTTGATACTTGACACTGACACTCATTATTTCTTACTTGACATTTCACACTGACGCTCATTATTTCTTACTTGACACTTGACACTTGATACTTGACACTGACGCTCATTATTTCTTTCTTCATAGTTCATACTAACGCTCATTCTTGATTCTTGACACTGACGCTCATTTATTTATTTTCTCGTTTCCCTATTTAGTTCTATATAGTTTGCAAAAAATTGAACAATATGTAACCTTTTCCCACGTTGGTAATACGGAATGTTCCATCACAGATTGTAGAACAATTTATATGTCTTAAATTTCATTTTCTCAGAGAGAATTCTAAATTTTCAATTTTTAGTCTCTCTACGTCGGTTTTGTTTCAATTTTTTTAAATAAATTCAAAACCGCAGTCCCCACCTGCCTGAAACATTATGTTTCTTTATTCTGTTTTTTCTATTTTACAATGCCCTAAATTTTCATTCAAAAACTCGTCAAGATTCACGTGCCAAACTCGATGTTTATAAATAATAAGGAAAGTAAAAAATAATATATAAATATGGGTTCCCCGGCAAAGTTTTTATACTCATTTTTGCTAGATTTATTCGAGATGGATTACTTTTCCGTTATTATGTATCTTGTTAATGCCGTGTTATTTGCTGTTATGCTTTTTCTCTCTTTTATTAACCCATCTCTTCTTCATTGTCAGTATTGGGACTATATCCTCATAGGTCTTTTCACTGCTATCGTTTTTCATACCGGTCACCAAACGGGGAAGTCTCAATGATTCACCACCCTTTACGTTTCGCTATGGCTCTTTATCTGTTATCCGGTTGGATTTATTATCTTGTTTCTCGTCTTCATTGTCCTATTTATGTCGATGATTTTGTGATTATCCTGTTCCTTGCTTGGATTTTTTATGAGGATTTTGTCTGTGTCCAGGAGTACGGGAACGTCCGTGTTGTTGTTTATGTTAATATTCTATCAGTTCCTGTCCCTTTCCTTATTTATTGTCTTCTTTCACGTTATTGTTATAACTTTGTAACTTTCGTTTATCATAATTTTATAGCCATTACTTACCTTATTTTCTATATAGCTCTGGGGGTGTATTTTAATGTCAAAATGTTTCGTTGATTTTATTTTTGCTATAATTTATGCATACCTTGAAGTTTATTACATTAGAAATACCCAACACGCTACTCCTTCGAACCTCTTTTCCTTTTACCGTATTGTTTACTTTGCTTTATTTCTTGACGTTACTTATTCTCCTGTTGTTCGTTTGTGGGTTTCGTGCTTTCTATTGAGTATGGTAGTTGAGGACGTATCTTATTGGGTAATAGCTCGTAAAATCCCTTGTCAATGGACATGGTATTATGTTGTTTATCGTGGTATTCCTGTTATCGATATTATCGAGTTTATTATTTCCCTTATTATAAGGGGTTAATTTTTTAAATCCTGTATCCTTTTTCTTATTCATGCACGGGGTTTCGGTTATTAGTAATGACGGTCGTTTGTTTAAGACATTGGTTTTTCCTTCAAGATATGTCTCTGAGGCTTATCTTGAGACTTTAGCAGAAGATTTTTCTAAGTTAGGCTATAATGTTAAGTTGGACTATCGGGACGGTAGGCGAGTCCTTATTATTTCTGATAAGGTTGTAGTTACAGGTGAGTAAGATATGATGGTCTATGTTGTAAATGTTGTTGACCATGATGGTAAAATTCTTGTCCAGAGGGAGTTTAATAGTCATATTGAACGTCAGACTTATGCCGACCTCCTTGTTGATATACTTTCCTATCTTGAGGACAAGAAAGTGAAGCATGTTGAGAAAGAACTTATAAAGGAGAATAAGGCTCTTAAAAATGTTCTGTCTTCTGCTAGGGAAATAGAAGATAAGTTCGTTATAACTGAAATGGTTGTTGAAAAAGTTTAAAAGTCCCTTTTTCTAATTCTTTTCTTGGTGCGTTATGGGAGACATTGAGGACGTTATTTCTTTCTTGCGTTCCGTAGGTGTAATTAAAGGTACTGTCGTGTCTTATAATGGTCTCATACATTATGGTGAGAGTCTTTCTGTTATTCTCGGTTTACCTCCTGAAGAAGCCGGGCGTAAAGTCCTAGATTATCTCGTGCAAAACGGTTACGTTATGGTGAGATAATGGAGCCTCAGTTATTCGTTGTTTCAGTAGGTGACAAGCATTATGCCAGTGGTACTGTATATACGCCGAAAGGTATAAGACAGTATAATGGTGTCCTTGATGAGTTTGAGCAGATATTTACTCTTTTCCCTACTTTTGCTACTTCAGTTGTTTGTAGTCATGATGAAGTTTGTATATGTGACCGTACCAATTATTTTTATTATCTTACTTATCGCGATGAGTCTGAACTTGAGAAGATGCTTACTTTCATGGATTATGCTTCTGTCCTTTATCTCAGTTATATCCCACCTGATGTAATTAGGAAAATGGGGATACGTATTGCAGGCGGTTATATTCGTATCGGTGGTGTTAATATACTTCAAAGTTTTGATTGTAAAATAATCGGTTCTATTCCTGCAACTTTAACCATTACTCGAGATTATATTGCAATTAACGGTGTGAAAATAGGTGAGCGTGATGAGAGTGGTGATTACGCTGTTTGCGGTCAGATTATAAATTTTAGTAGAGGTGTGATTGAATATCTCCCGTATTTATTAGCTTGTTATTACCTTGAGCATTATAAAGGTACTCCGACTTGGAGTGAGGTGCTAAAGACGTGGTGCGGTATCCAGATGTCATTGAAGACGTAAACAAAAAAATAGTTTTACTGGAGAAATGGTATGTTGCCTATAGGCTTGCTGAGCATTATGACAGTTACCTCGATGCTTGTTATGGTATACAAGCGAGGGGATTTATGCAATCTGTTGGTTCTTGGGCTGAGGACTTTGTTTCCACTAAGCATATTGTTTATGACCTTCCTTGTATGCCCGGTTTAGCGGAATTTCTCAGGATGTGGAATAATTTTGATTTAAGGGGTATGTATATTTATCGTGCTACCACTACCAGTTATGTTAACTATTACGTTGAGTCTTCTACTCCATTTATGGTTGTTGATATACGACATACACATGAGAATAACCTTATCTCTTTCTGGTCTGTTAGTCCCTATACTTCTGACTATTTTGTTCATAAGTACGTTGACGATTATGGTATTGACAAAAAAATAGTCCGTGTACTTGTTGCTCCGTATGATGATACTATTTGTAGTAAAGACTGGTACGATAATTTTAGTACTGAATATACTGTTATATTAAACGATAAGCCTTATAATTTCGGTATGATTTCATATCTTAGAGAACTAGAAGTGCGTTGTTTTAAGTACCCCTCCTCTAGGCTCGTTTATGCTCTTACTTATGATGATTTTATGGAGTTAATGAAATATCTTCCTAAAAAATATGTTTATAGTAAATGATTTTTTGTTATGGGTCATCATCTTCCGGGTAATATGTGCAAGATTTTACCCGGTTTCCTTTTATTAAAATCAGTTCTGATGCTTCGTTTATGAGTTTCATTAGTCCATTTAAATCTAACTCAACTCTTTTTGAATGTTCGGTTTTGAATTCATTCCAAGTTTTGTCTTTTACGTCTACAAAATATATCTCAACATCTCCGGATTTGTCCAATTCTGAAATATATTCTTTGGATTGTTTTTTATTCAAGGGTTCCATTGTTCTTCCATCTAAGATATCCGTGCATATATAGTTCGGTAATTCATAATCAATTACTACAATCTTCATGTCTAAATTGTTACTTCTCTTTTATTTTTTAAAATTTCGTCCCATTCGTTTTGTGGCACTTCTAACTTTTTCAGGAGTTCTTTAGCTATTTGTTCTGGTTCAGGTGGTGCTGTGAATGGAAATATAGGTTTTTCTATTGTCGCAGATTTGTCTCCCATTTCTGCAATTCCTACAACATGTCTTTTTCCTATCGCTACCATTACTTCTATTGGTACTGTTGCTTCTGTTTGGATGAAAATTGACCTCCTAGTTTTCGTTTCTTTTTTGAATCCGAATATCCTTACCATGATTTACATTTCCGTTTCAGTCTTATTTAATTTTTTATTCCCATAATCTTTTTTAATCCCTGTTTCTTTATTATACGTGGTGCCTTTATGAGAAAATTACGTGCTTCAGTGAAAGATATAAAACCTCTTTCCGAAATCCCTCCTAATGCTACTTTGTTATGGGAAAATGATAGTTTTGCGGTTTATTATATCTACGATATTTATGCTAGTGAAGTCCAATGGGTACTCGTAAATAAGACTTATGATACGAAATATGTTTCGTTATTGAGGGGTGCAGTCTTAGAAATTCAGGGTCAAACTTATTCTATACCTGAATATATTTTCGGTAATGCTTTTGCCGATGTATATTTTGCTAACGATTTATCTTCTTATATTAGTAACCTTAATGACATTCCTCTTTATTCTCTTGCTGTTCTTAAGAGTCCTTCCGGTCAGAGTATTGTTGGTTTCGTTTTCGTATTACCTCCTAAAGGTATTGTCATTGTCCCTGAATACGGTTTTGTCGGTTTACAATCTCTTGAGGCTGAGCTTCTTGAAGTTAAACCCGAGAACTTGAACTTATACGTTATTATTTACGATTATGCTGAGATTATAGAGTATGAGCAGGAAGCCGGTGTGCAAGTCCAAGCACCTCCAGACCCTTACGCTGTTTTCTCTTATCAGTTCAAAATCGACAACATAGGTACTGTAATGACTCCCAGGGTTATATTAGAGATTCCTCAAACTGACGTGAGTTTCGTTACTACATTAATAGACGATATTAAGAAGTTCTTCCGTAGGTTGTGAATTTGATGAATGAGGCAAATGTTTGGTAAACATTTTTAACCTTTCTTTTTCATTTTTCTATTGTCATGGGTACTGTTAAAGACGTTATCGGGTTTCTGCGTGATGTGGGGGTTATTAAGGGTAATACCGTTGATTATAGTGGTATTATTCATTATACTGAAAGTATTTCCTTGATATTAGGACTGTCTCCCGAGGAAAGTGTAAAGAAAGTCCTTGGTTACCTTATTAAGAACGGGTATGTTATGGTGGGATGATGGAAGTGAAACTTTTCGTTATGGAGGTAGGAGATAAGTACTATGTTTCTGGTACTATTTATACTCCTAATGGTATAGAGTCGTATGATGCTATATTTGATTCATTTGAACCTATTTACTTTATACGACCTACTTTTGCTACACGTATAGTTGTTGCCCCTTCTACGAGTAAAGTTACTTCTCATTATTACTTGACTTATAGTAATATTGAAGACCTTAAGAAGATGTTGAGTTTCATGGTCGGGAGTCCTGCCGAGTACCTCTCTTTTATTCCTATTGATGTTATAAAGGAATTGGGTATCCAGTTAGATAAATCGAAAATTAGTTTTTCTCCCGTCCATATCCCTCTTTCTCAGTCTGTCCCTTGTAATATCATAGGCTCTGTTTATACCCCTGTTGTTGTTTCTAATAACAAGATTTATTTTAATAATGTCCAGATTGGGAGTATATCGTCAAATAACGAGATTGTCATATGCGGGCATAAGGGAACTATTGTCAAAGACCTTGAGACCACATTAAAAATAGATACTAGGAAAATGATTTTGTGTTACCTCCGTGAGACTCATAAATATTTTATAACTTGGAGTGATATCTTAAAGATGTGGTGCGGTATCAGGATATTATTAATGACGTGAATTCTAAGTTGCCTCTTTTGGTGAAGTGGAAAAGTGTTTATCCTCTTTCTGAGTATTATCGTGACTACCTTGAAGCCTGCTATGGTGGTGACGCTTCGTCTTTTATGATTAACCTCGCTTATGATGTTGATAAAATCATTCCCGGGTTGCGTATTAAATACGACCTTCGTTGTATACCCGGGCTTGCCGATTTTCTTAGTTTCTGGAATAATTATGACCTTAAAGGCAAATACATTTATCGTACGACCAGTATAACTCGGGTCAAGGATTATGTTTATTCATCAAGCATTGTCCCAACTCAACGTTATCTGTCTTATTGGTCTGTTAGCCCTTATGTCTCGGATAAGTATGTCCAATTATACATAAGTAATCATGTTGCACGTCCTGAAGACGTTAGAGTCCTTGTTGCTCCTTATGATGATAATATCTGTAGTAAAGTCTGGTATGATAACCTTGCTCCTGAATATGATTTAATTATTGACCGTAAACCTGAAAGTTTCGGTAAGATTTCTTATTTAAATGAACTCGAAGTACGTTGTTATGAATATCCCGTCTCTAAGGTTATTTATTCTCTTACCATTGATGATTTCCTTGAACTTATGAAACTTTTACCTAAACTGTGAACATGGAGTTAGTTTTTTAAATCTTGTATCCATCATTTTTTTCATGCATAAATTGACGGTGTTCGGTTGTAATGGGGATATTTTTAAGGAGTTGGTTTTCCCTTCTAAAGAGTTTACGAAAGCTTATGCGAAAATGTTAGCTGAAGACCTTGATAAAATGAAGTATTGGGTAGAGTTTAAGAAAGTAGGGAATAAGTACGTCGTTAAGGTCGAACATCACGTGGTTGCTGTTGGTGACTGATTTATGGAGTTCTATGTAGTTGAGGTTAAGGACTCTTATGGTTACCTTATCATTTATAGGGAGTTTCCTACTTTATCCGAATCTCAGACTTACGCTGATATTTTAACGGAAATCATTTCCTGTGCGGAGTCTTGTAAGGCTAAGGAGTTGGCTCCTAGTGACCATTCCGTTTTAAGGTTTAGGGAAGTAAAATCCAAATATTTTATTATTGAAAAAGTTTGTAAAAGGTAATGTGGTTGTTATATGCTTACCGAGGACGTCCTTGCTAAAAAGAAGTTGGGATGTATTGACCTAGTTGTTATTGCACTTGCTCTTGATAAAGCCGGTGTGAAATACAAGATAAATAATGACGGTAGTCTGAGTGTTTTTAATGTTGAATTTGCCCTTGTCCAATCTTTTGATGACCATAAAGTCAGTGGTTATATTGGAAATGTTGATGTTGATGGTTATTTTGATGTGATAAATTATCATACAAGAGTTGACTTGGTGTGTAATAAGTACAGTAGGCGTGTAGTCCTAGATAGTTGAGTTTTAGTTAGTTTTTTAAATCCTGTATCCATTTTTCTTTTAATGATAAATGAGCTTTCGGTTATTTCAAACGTCTCTGTAACTGTTAGGGATTTTCATTCTCTCGTTGTTCTAGGTAATAATGGAGTTGGGAAGACGGCTTTCCTTGAGAAGGTAGCTTTGGTCGATGAGAAGAACCTTTATTCTATAGTTAATGCTAGGGGTTATGTTAAATATGAGAATTTTTCCGTTACTATTGATGGTGACACAGTTAAATGCGATAAAGTTAGTGGTGTGAGGTACCTTACTCCTTCCGAGGGTTATACTTACATTTGTGAGGGTCATGTTAAGTATAAGGTCATGGTTGTTTACCCTTATACTCTTAATACAATTATCCACCAAGACTATTACGGTGTCCCTATAAAACCTAGGGATGAGGATGTTAGGTTCAGTAGGTTAGTAAAGGACTTTGTTGATGGTATTGTTATTCGTTCAGCTAATGATTTCCTTTATGAGAAAGGTGATTTTGTGACTTATCTTGATAATGTAGGTGATGGTATTAGTAAGGCTGTTAAGCTAGCGTGGTTAGTTTACCATCATAAGCCCGATATTTTACTCATTGACGATATTGAGTCTTTACACCTCCACCCTTTACGTTTTGAGAAGTTTTTGGAGTGGCTCCTTTCCAGGAATTTGAAAGCCGTCTTGTTTACTACTAATAGTGATGCTTATGTCACTCTTGCAAAAATGGACAGGAATTCTATGTTTTTGTTACTTAGGAAAGATGGTTACATGTTAATGGATAGGGATGAAGTCCTAGACCGTATTAATCATGAAGACTTAAGGTTTACCGCATAATGTTTAAATCTTTTTTTCTCGTTATTTTAATCATGGTTAAGTCTGCTCTTAGGCTCATATTGAAGGGCATTAAGAAAGGTAAGTTTAGTGCTACATATAATTGTTATTCGTTTTTCTATAATTATGGCGTTGATTTTCCTGAAAATTTTACTAACTTCTTTTTTAGTATAGGGCGTAACTATGCGTTACTTGAGGAAATGGTTAGTAAATATAACATACCTACTGAAATCGTTTTTAAAATAGTTTATAGACCTCCTCCCGGTAAAGTTAGTGAGTTTGAGAGGAATGTGTATCGTAAGTATTGTGATGATTTGAAAAGTAAGTTTCATGGTTATTATAGTTGGCATTGTCACGTCGGTTTTAGTGAGGAATCTTGTCCTATTCTCGGTTCTGCTGTATATAGCCTTTATTTTCACCTTGTGAATGATTATATTTACCCGTTCCTTTCTCACCTTTTGAAGGTTAAGTTTCATGTTGAGTCTTGTACGCCTTTTATGGTTAGGACTAAGAATGTTACATTATTTTCATCGGGAGTATTTTCGTACCGTGATAGGTTTAGTTTTTCAAGCAACGTCATACGTTTTAGTATAGATTGTAATCATCCTTATACATCTATCAGAAATGCGATAAGGTCTATAATTCATGTGTTATGATTTAGTTAGACTTTGCAAAGTGTTATTTCTCTCCCGTCATCGCTCGCGTAAGTATACGTCGTTCCTTCCAGTTTTCTCAATAATTCCACTCTATTCTTAGTCCAATCATGTACTCCAATGCACCATTGTTCATATTTTTTCAGCATATCTATGTTTAGGTTTTCTTCGCACCCTTCACAGTCCATCACGAAAATGTCTACGTCTTCATATTCTCCTTTCCATTCGCCTTTCATTATCGCTTTATCGCAAATATTAAAAGTCTTGCATACTTCTTCCCATTTTTTTCTCAAGTGTTCTTCTTTTTCGTATTGTGTCACATACCTCGCTCCTCTCCATAAGAAATATAATGCACTACTCCCGCAATCCGCACCTACTATCTGTATTGTCTTGTTGAAAACGTTTAACATTCCGTAACTGTGTGGGTACTCTCTCCAATAATCGCATTCTAATTTTCTGAAATACTCTCCAATGTTTTCCATTTTAATATACCCCTATTTTGTCCGAGTCATAAATTTTTACTTTTTTCTCTATAACTTGTTTTGCTAGGTTCATTAGTCCGTGTGCGATTACTTTATTTAAGTCTTCGTTATCCGGTGTATTTTCTATTTCAAAATTTACCTTTACTATTAATCTATCTCCTTTTTTGGAGTAAATTATCATGTTTACCACTAGTGACGCACATATGCTATGTAGAAATCTTGTAGTGAGTTGAAATGGTTCGGTACCTCGTGGACGTAAATATCAAAGTCTATACATGGTGAGCATAACATCTTCATTGCGTCCTTAATTTTCACGTTATATACGTACATTATACTTGCTAGTGCGAATGTTACACTCCTATGTACTCCTGCCACACAATGGATGAGGGTTTTTTTCTCTTGTTCGAAATTTTTTCTAGTTGTTTCTGCCACCAGTAGGAGGTCATCTATATCTATGGGTACTAAGTCGGGGTATTGTAGCCAGAGTTTTGCCTTCGGGTTGTGGAAATCTTTTGCTACATTTATTGTAAAGTACTCGTGTCCGTGTTCCAGTCCGTATATCCCGTCGCTTTGTCAGATTAATTTTTTAGTGTCTGAGCGTAGGAAACCCGTTATTGAAGCCACCTCCATAATTCTTGACCTATAGTGATATAATGGTAACGGAGTGATTTGAACCAGCACTTGTAACTCAAGTCTTCCCATTCTTCTCTTGAGATTTCTATTTTTCTTAAGTCCTCTACTGAGTCTACCTCAATCCCGCACTCGTATTCTGTATATGTGTCCTTTTTCACGTATATGATTGGTGTCCCTACGCTCATTGCTTCTACGGGAGCTATTTCGTCATTTACCGCGATATAGAAGAGAGAGTGTGAGAGTAAGTAGTATTTTAAGTCTTCACTTATGTTCGTGAGTTGGAAGTCTGCATTGGGGTCGTTGCTAATAAGAGTCAATTGTTTCCGTCTCCCTTCAAACATTCTTAGTACATCATTGTCAGTGCTAATGTACCCTCTTCTTGCGTTAAAGTCGAAATTCACGTGTTTCTGAGCTAGTTCGTCATCAACTCCGAATGGTGTTACTTGCTCCACTTTTACTCCGTTTTTTTCCATGTATTCCTTGAGCCACGTTGACGTTGTAATTATTTTTCGTTCATCTATTAGTTTCATGTTATCTTTTCCCGGTTTGTTGCACCACACTATCCCGCTATACGCTACATTGCATTCTCCAACATAGAAATCTGCGGGTTTGAAGTACACTTTTATTATATCGAACCCGTGGTATTTTTTCATGTAATAGATTGTTCTGTCTACTACTTTTTCGTAGACGCAGTCTTTGCATGGTGTATATATTTTTTTCATCATTTATGACACGCTTACTCCTATCTCATAACTGTATGTGTTACCTATGTTAAATGTTACTGGTACTTGTAGTTGCATGTATGCTAGGTAAGTACTACCTATTTGGTATAATACTATCATTGTTGGCGTGTTGCAGTTAATGTTTGTTGTTATTACTGCTGTACCTAAGCCGTTGTATACGGGGTAGCATAGCTGTGGTTGTCCGTTGCATGTATACATGAACGCGGTTACGCCTTTCAATTGTTGTGGGGATGTTGGTGTTGGCACTACGGCAAGCATTGTTGCAAGTGGTATGTTTGGGAATTGCGATTGTACTGTAAATGCGGGTAATGGTATCAGTGTATATGCGATGATTAGGTGTACTAGGTATGGGTATATTATTAGTTGACCGTATAAGGACGTGCAGTTGTTTATTGGGAAAAAGTATGTTGTAATGTTATTGCTACCTACGTTAAATATCGAGTTTACTACGATTTCTATCGTCCACTCCACGTACAAGTTGTTATCTGTCGATGACGTGAAGTTTCCCGTTACGCTTGCTATTTTATACAGTATCGTGTTTCCTATTACCGCATACATGTCTATCTCATCAGCTGTAAAGTCGGTGGTAAAAATTGCCTGAAATGTTATTGATAATTCGCCTCCGTTTTCTACTATTGACGTTATATTTGCTAATGCTATCGCTTTCGGTACACCGTTTTGTCTGGATATCATTGCTATTCCTGTAGGGAAGTTAAAGGTAAAGGGGAATTTTTGTGCCACGGATGAGTAACTGTAGTAATAGTAGTAAGTACTCTTGTACCCGTTAACTAGGAGTGTTTGTAACAGTGACTTATATTCTGACGATATTGTCATGGAGTCCCACCTGTAGTCTTTGTCTCGAACTGGTTAATTACTGTTGCGTTACCGTATGTTGTCGATATCTTTATTGATACGTATTTATTTATTGTTCCGCTATAAAAGTTATAGGCTATTACTAGTAGTCCGTTTGGTGTTGTGATACCTATATAGACTGGCACGTTTGAATAAGTAGTGTAAACTTGTCCGTTTATTACTAGGTTTACCTGTCCGTTGCCGAATCCCACTAGTTTTGACAATATGGTTATTTGGTCGCTTCCGACGTACATTGCATCAATACCTTGAAATGTTGATGGTTTGATGTAGTTAAGTAGTTGTGACTGCGGGAAAGTCGGGTTCTGCTTCAGTACGTTTTCCCACGACGGTACTAAGAACAGCCCGAAGAAGTATAATATTGGTGCCACTAGTGTTTTAAATGTTACTACGCTCGTGTATTGTGATAATATACTTCCGGTTGTGTAACTTGCTCCCGCTATTATTGTTATCTCATATTCGATATTCAAGTAGTCGTGTTCCGTTTTTGATAGTGGTTGACTTAGGTATATGTCTGCGATTTTATATAGTAATGCTGATTGTGTTGATGCCCATATTTCTATTTCGGTTGCAGTGTAAGTGAACGGCGATGCGTCAGTTCCACTATATCTTATCGTTATTGTCTCCTCCTGGTTAGCAGTGATTGTGTCGCTTATGTTGATGGATGTTATTGTCGTCCTTGATACTGTAACGTTATTGTTTTTCATTATTGCTATTATCTGGTATGGTGCCAGCTTTGTTATTGCTTGTGTTGATGATGATTCTACTGTGACTACTCCGTTTGCGAGGTAATTGAGAATCGTCAACAATACTTCTTTAGATATCATTATGTCACCTCATATGTTAGCCCTATTACTATGGGATACGTTACCGGTTGTTGTGTTTGCGGTAGTTGTACGTTTAATGTCGCACTGAATACCGTCTCGGTTCCTATTGATATTATTGGTTTATTAATTCCGGGTACTGCTTGTTGTATTAATTCTACTGTTGTTTGTGCTGATATTGTGGGTATCCCGTTTCCTGTTGTAGTTAGGTTTATGACTATTTCGAACCCGTTTAATATAAGACCTACTCCTACTAGCGACACCGTTCCGTTTATTCCGCTAACGGTGAATGATGTAATACCAATGTAGTTAGTAAACGGGAATATGTTCTGTAGTGATAGTTTCGGTACAAGTAGGAATAGGAATGCGTAATTGATGAATACCGATGGCGTGCTTTGGAGTTCAAGTGTATAGTATATTATTACTGCTTCACTTGCTGATTTTGAGTAATTTAGCCCCGTGTTCCTTGATACCAAGTATTGTAATGTACCGTTTATTTCAGTGTATATGTCTACTTCATCAAAACTATAGGTGTTTTCGCTTGTATCGTAAAATAGGAATTGTACACCGTTTATACTCAACGACATCTGGTACCCCGGTAATGTTGCTACTATGTTCCCATTATTTTTTAGTATTGCTGTAACTCCTGTTGGAGGATAGGTTGCTAATGTTGAGCCACTGTAATAGTAATAGTTAAACATCGTTACTTTTTGGTCTTGACCGTATATTATCATAGCTGATACTGCTGATAGGTATTCTTGTGATAACGTCATTTTAACTGCACCACGTTCTGTTTATCCGTCATTGTGATTATACCTAATTCTATTAATTTTCTTAACATTAATTCCGGTGTTGATGTGCATTTTGCCAGTAACCTGTATAGGTCACTGATTGAGATATAATCTCCACTGTGATAGTAAAAATTTAATTGTATTTGGCTACAAATTAGCTCACTCAGTATGCTCAAAAGTCAATTCCACCTCCTGTTGGTGTTGGTTGTGGGGTTACTTTCCTCCCCGTGTTTACTTTAATCACAACGTCAGAAGTGTCACCTATTTTCACTTCTTCTATTCCGATTATCGGCATGTTTGCCAGTTTGACAAAGTCTTCTATAAACTTCTTTTTTAACGGTAGTTTAACTATTGCGTCTTCAGAGTACTCGTTTAAGTCTATCGTTAGCCCGTTTGTCAGCTTTATAGGCTCTAGTGGGACTTTTGCTGAAATGTAAAGGTTTATTTTGTCGCCGTCAAGCGTTATCTTTAGGAATACCATGTCTGTCCCGAATTGTTGTAACAACTTTTTGAGTGATATTTTTGCTATTAAGTTCCCGTTATTGTCTACATCTCCTCCTTGAATACTATTCAACAGTATCTGCTTTACAGTGTTAGGGTCGAGTTCAGGCATTACAACACCCCGTAGTAAATCATTATTGCTAGAGACCCTGCAAATTGCATGAACCTTATGGGGTCTTCCTGGAAAGTTTTGTATAGTCTTCCTAGGTATCTATAGAAGGCTTTAACATACTGATATAAGTAATGTAACCCTAGCTTAATGTAGTGAGATATTTTGTTGCCAATGTAACGTAGCCCTTTTCCTATTTGGTATATTATCTGTGAGAATATTTTACCTATGCCTGTTAGTCCCATATGTAGAAATTAGAGGTCTGATTAAAAAATGTTTTACTACGTCGTTATCCATGTTGCGTTATAGGATATTGACGCCGATTGTCCTGCTTGTATTGTTATTGGTGGTTCCGGTGCTAATAAGTTTATATATCCATTGGTTGCGGTTGCAACAATGTTTAAGTTAATGTATGTCGTTCCTGATGTTGTACTCGGTAACTGATAACTAATTAATATCGAATTATTAGTAAATGATACAGATACTTGGATATATTGCCCGTTGTATGTTATGTAGTATGTTGGAGGTGATGTTAGGTATCCTACATTTTGTATTTCGTTTATTGCGTACTGTACGTTTGGTAATGGAGTATTTGTGAATGGTGTTGAGTTTGATGGTGGTGAGAAGAAGGCGAAGATTAGGTACGGTGTGTAATAATCCTGTTGTGATATGTAGAACGATATTGTCCATGTTAATTGGAGTGTTCCTGATGGCAATACTACGTTGTTTACTTGTGCTACTAAAAAAGAACCTAGTGATGATGATATATATAACTGTAACGTGTTTACTGATGGTGGTGCATTACTTATCACGAATATGAATATTAATTGTAGTGCAGTTGATACTTGTTTATAAGATAATGAACCCGGATATGATGCTATTATTGTGTTGTTGGATAGTAGTTGGATTATGTATGCGTAATTTGAAATTGTACCTCCTGTTTGAGCATATTGTATTATTGCCTGTATCAGCTGTTGTTGGACTTGGTTCTTGTATTTATAAATTTTTCCTTTTTCATCTCTTATTATTATTTCACCGGTAATTCCTACTCTCATTTACTTCACCTAATCACTTTCATATGTTGCAGTTATAGGTAATAATTGTGGCGACGTATAATTAACGGTTATTTGTACTGAGTACGGGTACCAGTTACTTATGTTTACTAATGACCAATTAGCATTACCATTTTCATTTCTAGCAGTGACAATTACGTAGTAGGTACTGGGAGGAGTGAACGGTAATGTTACAGTTTGTGATGCTATTACTTTGTTAGCTATTAAGTCGGTCACTGTTATTGTCATTGTAGTACCTGATACTGTAATACTGATTTCAAATATGTCTCCTGCAGTCATTGGTGTGCCTTTACCTACACCATTACTTGCTAAAATCGTTTGTTTATATCCCGATTCCGTCCACCAGGTTACTGAAATAGGTTGTGATGCATACGGGTCAAATTCTACTACTATCTGGTTTCCAGACCCGTATGCTAGTGTACCGTCTGTCATTCCACTTATTGATGCAGTATTTAACGCTATAGGTGGTGTTGTACTGTATAGGCATATTGCAAACCCGTCTCCTAGTGGTGATGTCCCTGAACTAAAAGTGAATTGTATTGTTAGACTTTGTGAGTTCCAAACATAATAGAAGACGATTTGTTCTGAGTAAGTTGCGGGTACTAGTTGTAGTGCAAAGTTATTTTTAATTTTCACTGCTGATGGTGTTATATTATAATCCAGGAATGTGAAGAAGTGAACGTTAAGTTGTGTTATAGGGTTACCGTTTGTAGAATCATAAAAATATCCGTATAAGTAATGGTTATAATTGTTTAGGTTAAGTAATTCGTTTATATTATTATCATCAACGTATAATGCCTCAAGGAAATCGGTATTGGGTATTATTTGAGGTGGTATAACGTTCAACAATACTCCCGTTGCATCTTCAATGTATATTGCCCATTCTATTTGCGTTACTCCCGTTATTTCTTGCGTATATGTTATAGATGCTAGTGGCTGTGTAAAAAGGGACATTGAATACGGATATAGGAATGCGTTTTTAATATTAATCGGTTGTTGGAAGGTTGCGGTGAATATGAATACGTATCCGTTCTCGTATTGTTGTATTGAATAGGTTGCACCTGCAGTTCCTCCGCTTGTTTTTATTATAGGTGTTTGTATGCTTGATGGCGTTGATTTTATGTAAGCAACTAGGTTCAGTAGTACTGAAAGGTTGACTATTGTATTTTTCTTGATAATCTTACCTGTGACAGTACGTAATGTTACTTCTCCGCGTAATTTATGTCGTAAATTCAATCTGAACACCTATGTATGTATTTACTTTACTTTGCATATATACTTGTAGGTATACCGGGTCAGAATACGGTGAATTAATATAACATGCATTTTTTGTATTAGAACTTGCAAATGCCGGTGAGTCTGAGTAAATTCCTACTATAAAATATTCGGTACAGTATGGAATATAAATGATTAACGTTGTGCCGGATACGTATGTAAATGAGTTTGGTTTCCCTACCCCATAAATATTATAAAACATGTCACTGAATAGTTGTGTTGTTATGAAGCTGTTTTGCGGATATTGAGATGTCAGGTTTTGAGCGAGACAGTTGCCTTGTTCATCAGGTAATAGCGAATTTGCACTACTTTCCGAACATAGACTACAACTACTAATGGTACCTGTACATGTGAAACCGCCGGTTTTGGGTGTAAGAGTCGGGATGTAAATAATTCCGCTTGATGTTGATATCGTTATTGTGATTATCCACGTTAGTATTAATATTTCATCCGAATTTTTAGTTACGGATAGGCTTGCAGTAGCTATCGGTATGTAATATCCTGCACTTTGTGTAATTAATTCTTCACTTATTGCGGTGTATGAATTATTGCTATTATCTTTAGCTGTAAATAGTATTACTATTGAATTATTAGTTACATAAATACCGGGAGAAGAGGAAAAAGGTAGAGTAAATATTTTTCCTGATGATGTAGTTATAGTAATTCCGGTCGATGATGCAGTTGCTCCGGTATACGTAACACCGCTCATATATGTTTGGAACGCGTTAAGCAGGTATTGTAACCCGGTTATAGTATTTTTTATAACTAAGGCGTATTTTTCATTACGCTTTTCAATTTTGGCGATTAGAAACCCCGATACTCTTGCTTTTACTTTGAGGAATTTGTTACATTTCATAATATGGTTTTTATAAATAAGTTTTTTAAGGTTATGTTACGGTGCGGATGAGCTGGAGTATATTGATACTGATGTCGATACGGCATCTCCCATAACGTTATCTATCTCTAAACACATTTGTACGCTACTTTCGATACCGTCATTTATTGCACCGCTAATGTTACTTGTAGGTGCATTGTTTGACGGTGCTGAGCATATAGGCACTCCAAGTAAGTATGTCTGTATACTTATTCCACCTTGGAATTGTATGTTTGCAGTGTCACTTTCCGTCACTTTAGTTATCTTTAATTGTGCATATGGTATCACGTATATGTTATCTATCGTGCTAAAGGATATGAACTCCCTAGTTGTCTGTACGATGTATCCGTTTATTTCCAGCTGGTCAACTGCTGTGACACTATTAGGATACGGTGATACCAGCTTATTAGTAACGGTTGGTAATGCTGTTAATAATTCTTCGTCGTTCTCTTTAACACCTACAATATATTTCTCAAACGTCTTTGCTTGCTGTAATTGTACTGATGCAGGAGATGGTTGAGTTATCGTAGGTGGTGTATAGGTCGTAGGCGTGGGCTGGAACGGGTTGGGTATGCTTATCTTACTTGTAACATTGGATTGAGGTGGTGTTGTTACCTGCTTTCTCTGCACTGCACTGACGCCGACAATTTCGGGGAAGAACGAACCTATTGCGGACTCCGCTACTAATGAAGTAAACCCTGCAATGAGTGGAGAAAATACCTTTAGTAATATCGGTGCGAGCGTCTTTTTTGTAGCCATATTTTCCGCAAGCCTGTCTAGTGATTTTATCTCCTCAAAGAATAGGTTGTATGATGCTACTCTGGGTAATATTGACGCTATTTTAGATGTTATATACTTTGAAGCGTCTTCAGGTGCATACATTAAATCGTTAAATACTCCACCCACGTAATCTATTGCTCCGTTAAATAGGTCTTCGACAGCTGTTGCGAATGACGTTAGTGCATTCAGTATATCGCCACCAACTGTTACCAGTCCATTCCATATCGTAGAGAAGAAATTCTTAATGTCGCCATAAATGCTACTAAATACTACGGGTAGTTGTGATAATGCAGTCCCTATTGCGACAAACCCGTTATAAAACCACTCTCCTACTTTGTGAAAAGCGTCTCCTATATGTACTATCCCGCTCCATATCCATTTACCGATGTACTCAAATGCATTGGCAATCCTATGGAACGCACCGTAAACTGCACTAGACACAATGTGGAAAGCCTCATAGAAGAACGAACCGAATGAGGTGGCAAATGATACTAATCCGTGCCATATCGCTCCTCCTAGCTGTCCGAAAACGTTTGCTATGTCACTGCCTATTGACGTGAGTCCGTTATATAACCCCTGTGCAATGTTAGCGATTGAGTGGACGACTCCTTGTACGGCGTTTTGGATACCGTTCACTATGTTTGAGCCAAAGTTCACTACACCGCTAAATGTGTCAGACGCACCGCTGAAGAAGTTGGTTATATCGCTCTCTATACCACTGATGAAACTCATATCAAGTTTATATACTCCGGCACAAAATAAAAAGGTATGGGAAAAATTAAGGTCAAGGACGAAATAAAAATAACTGTTGTCAAGAAAGACGATAAGAAGAATGAATTAAATAAGAAATAACCTCATAAATTTTTTCCTGTTTGAACTTCTCTCTAGTCGTGTTTTTCACTCTTTCCGACAGTTCCTTATACTCCTTTTCCGGCATTGATATTGCATATTTTACCGCTTCAATAACGTCCTCGTAATGGTATTCAAACCAGTCTTCTCTCGTTTTATATGCCGGTATTGGTATCCCTTCCGCGTATTCACTAAAGGCATGTCCGTTTACGAAAATGGGTATAGTCCCTGCTACCATTGATTCCAGTACCGGTAACCCGAAACCCTCAGTATGGGATAAAGCTAAGTAAAAGCGTGATTGGGTAATCAACTTATACACTTCAGTCCTTGATAATGACATGAACTTGTAACACCAATCTTCTCCGTTACATTCGTTACTTATTTCCACGTATTTCAAGCCCAGCTCTTTTGCTACCTTCCTCGCTACCCTTAACCCTTTGTGGTCGTCTGCAGTATTATAGCCAATAGTGATAACGTCGTACTTTTTCTCCTTTACATTGTCGACTACCTTTATCTCCTCCGGGTCGTAAGGGTGCGGTACTACTTCCACATGTTTAAATAGTTTTGAGAATAACTTGGCGTTGTAATGTGACGTCGTGATAAGTAGGTGGTCTTCTTTTCTATCTACGTCCTTAATGTACTGGTATGGCGAGTCTCCCCTTATTACGCTCCTAGGTGATTCCTCATTATCGATACTCCTACACTGTGACCACCACAGGTTAACGTCAATGAATTCAATATCACCATTGCAACCTATTTTCTGTAATACGATGTCCTCGCTTCTAGTTTTTATCCAGTTGTAGAATTGGGTCGCGACAATATCAAAACTGCAATTAATACATTGCTTGGAAATTATCACCTTAAACACTCTCATATACAGTATTTGAGTCCGTTGATATAGTGGCATACTCCGCTTATATATAATGTCTTGCTTTGTAATTGGATGTGTATCAATATGTCCACCGGATTATGCATGTAGAGGGAGTTGTTGAGGTAATTATCAATTACATCTCCTAGTTTAGGTTTCCACGATAACGGTAGGTAAAAGTTAGTTGATAGGAAGAAGGTCACTATAAAGTCGCTAGGTTTTGCTCTTGCAGGGATGGCGATGGTAGTCGGTACGCTCGCATTTTCAAACTGTTTAAGTACGTAGTCTATATCGTTTATAATGACGTCACTATCGAGAAATAATATGTTGTCATTTATTCTTGAAATTATTTCCCTTATCATTTTCGCTATCCTTATCCTTCTGTTAATAGTTTCAACCTCGTAATTATCACTGGGCTTTATTCCGGTATCAACGTAATGGTAGTTGACTCTCTTATCATAATACACTTCTCCTATAGTATACGATTTATCTACAAACACGTCAGTTAACTTATTTTTTTCTATTGCTTCTTTTAGGTATTGAGCTTTTCCGAGAAACGTTACAATACGTACCATTTTATTAAACTTTTATATCCACGCTTTTATGACTTTATGATTATGGCTTCATTTTCGTAAAGGTTTTTTTTGTTCTGAAACGTTTTAAAATATTGTGACACGTAATGATTGCAGTTCATTGTTCCGGAAAAGTTATGCAGTCATTTTTTATTGAGACCAAGGTGAAAGAGCCTATCTATATTCACGGAGTGCCGACATATGACTTATATTTAGAAAAATACCCCGATAAAGGACACTTGTATATTAACAGTGTGCTTGCTAGTGAATTACCTGCTGGTGATTATTATCGGTTAATTGAGCCAACATTATTCGGGTATTTTGACGAGATTTGTCAATTATTTAGTGAAAATACGGAAATAGAAATTCAGGATGAAATGTATTTACCTTTATCCATTCAAGTTAATGGTAGATATGTGTTTAGGATAAAACGTGAGAGTACGACCTTTACGGTTGACACGGAACTCGGGCTTAGTGAAATAAGGGACATAAGCAATAAAATAGAGGACGTGTTTAGATTCAAAATCATCCCGTTACTGAAGAGGGCGGGGCTTTATGGCTAGGTGGGAGTTGGCTAAATTTAAAGTTGAGAAGACCGGTGAAGGCATACTTAACTTTGAAACTGAGGTAGTTGTACCTGAAACCTATAAATCTTTTACGTTTATCTATAACGGTAAACAACTCACGGTTAACGGCTCTGAATTAAAACCGGACTATTTAGCATTTGAAATTAAACTTAAATTGGAAAATTTGTTATCGTCTAGTCTAATAAGGGAATTAAGTAAACATTCGAGAAAGGCAGAATACCTGAGGAGTTTTTCATTAAGGAAAATAAGCGTTTATACTGACGGTACTTTGGCTAATTTGCGATATGTTTATAATGACAAATTTTTGGAGTTCGGTAATGTGTTAGTAATCCCTCCGTATAAAGACTGGGGGAAATTGTGTAAAGTACCTTTAACAATAAAAACAAATGCAGTACCTAACGTTAAATCGTTTTATGAACTGTTAGTAGAAATATGTAGGTCGGCAATAAACGTATATATTAACGTAAATACCGTGAACGAAATACTTAAAATCCTCTTGCAGGTGGTCGGGGTCTGATTGGATACAAATATTTAAATATGAAATGTGATGTAACAAACTATTATGAGTTGGAAAGTTATTAAAAGGGGGTTGTTCGTAACTCTGGAGGGACTTGAGAAGGAAGGAGATAAGGAAAAATGTACTGATTTTCTCTTTCAAGAATGTAAGAAGTTTGACGTAAGTGAGTGTCACGATTATTGGTCAATTTGTTGGGAGAAATTTAGAGTCAGAGATTTTAAAAAAATAAAGTATGAAGGACAATTTTATTATGACGCAGAATATGTGTACGATATTTCTCAAATGAAGTATTTGTTAATTATATTCGCAGTCTTAGCATCAATTGCAATTAACCTAATCCTTAACCTCTAACCCATAACTTATTTATATTCTCGTTTTTATCTGTTTAATATATGAGGATTGCTTTAGTCCGTGATTTTAAAGATACGAGTTTCGGGAGGCAAGCCGTTTTACTAGAGAAGGGTCTTAAAGAGTTGGGACATGAAGTTACTCCTTTTGATAAGAATAAGACTTCAAAATACAACTTACCGCCCGGGTTTGATGATTATATTTACTACACTGTGTTCAATACCACCTTATTCTGGAAGGGGATTCCTAAATACGGGAAGAATATCGTTTTCGAAGTCTCCGATACTGATACTTTATCGCCAACTGCTTTATATTTCTTCAGACAACAGCCGGTTGATGAAATAGTTGTACCGTCACAGTGGAGTAAGCAGGGGTTTTTCACGCTCGGGGTTAAAATACCTCAATCCATTCATGTTATTCCCCATGCCTTAAATCCCGACATGTTTTATTACCCTCCTAAGGAAATGCCCCATCCTTGCGTTTTAGCTATTCTGCCACATTCTTGGGACAGGAAAGGAGGGGACATAGTTGTTAAGGTGTTTAGGGAATTAATGGACTCGGGTTACCACTTCTATCCTCTAATCCTGGTTTCTAATATGCTCGAGGAGAGGATTAAGGGAATGAATGCAATAAAGACCCCTTTGCCGGACGACGAGTATTATAGCCTCTTCGCCGGGTGTGATATCTTATTTTATCCAGTTCGCGGTGGTGCGTTTGAGATACCCGTTATTGAAGCATTGTCTCTGGGTCTAGATGTTGTTGTGACTGAAAAAGGTGCTTGGAGTGAGTGGGTACTTGATGAAAATGACGTTTATTGGATAAAAGTGACTAAGAAGGTCAAGTTGTGGTACACTAATCCCTTCCACGTCGGCTATTTCCTAGACCCAGACCCGGAAGACGCATATCGTCAACTTGTGACTGCTTTGGCAAATTGGTCTCTTGAGAAGAAGAAAGAGAACTTAGAGAACCGTGCTATACTTTATAGGGAAAGGTATAATTATCTAGAAATCGCAAAAGAATGGGAGGAAAAAGTCCTGTGACCTACAATGAGTCTCGAAATTTATTACATAATTTCGAGTTCCTTTTACGTCGTTACTATAATGTATACTTTATACAGACTGAAAAAGGTGGTTGATATGCAACGCGAGCAGGACATAAGGAAACAGTTTGAGGAATACGTCCATTCTGAGGAATTCAAGAACCTTTTGGTTGAAGCTATAAACCAGAGTGATATGAACAAGAAACTTAATTTGATTGTCCTGGCTCTTTGTACACACGTGCAGGAGCTAAAGAAATCAAAATTATGCCAAGAAGGGTTGTAAAAAAAAGTTATTTACTTTTTTTATAAACCGAGGTAGCCTAGGAATGAACCGACGAATGGTAGACTGGATGCGAACTTTGTTATTACCCCTACTATGATTCCCGCAACAGCTAATGCGACGAAGATATCGGCGTTTTGTGCTATAAAGTTCGCTACTCCTGCTAAGAAGTTAGTTATTGCCGATACTAACGATGTTACTACTGAAGTTAGGCTTGAGGCTATATTGCTGTAGGACATCTGACTGCCCCCGGTATTAGAATTCGTGCTGTTATTTAAAATACTGCTGGATACAGCATATAGTTGGGGAGCCATTTCTTCCCCATATTTAGTACACTTATCGCGTATAAAATATCCAATGGATACACCAAACTTATGTTACAAGGTAACACCCTCCTCCCGAATCTCCGGGAATTGTCAAGTTTGTTACAGTGAACAAGTTCTTATTCAATACAAAAAAGTTCCCCTCGAACCTTACCATAACTTCCGCACGTGTTGATATTACATTACCTAGCATTTCTCCTGTATTTTGACCTATCGTTTCTATCCTCGCGTTCCGTCTCACTCTTACTCCCGGGATTTTCGAACAACCCGTAACTAACCCGTTCCTTGTGGTTATACTCACTGATATTACTCCCAACAATTCGCCAGGCGGTGTTATAAAGAGTGACTGGTAAGTTGATGGTATTATCTCCATTGTATCGTACTCGAGTTGAAATAGGTTTTTTTCTCTCAACCATGCAGACGGTGTATATATCGATGGCTTGAATTTTACTGTTGTTAATCCTTCTTTATGATAAAGGTTCATCGGCACGTTAGGTACATCATATTTTGACGTAAGGTATACCATACCGACATGCCATGCAGTGTAATATTTAAGGTCGTTATCAACAGCATAACTGCCTCCCGTTTCTATGCTTGCACCGAGTGGAGGTATAACCCCTAGAAGACCGTTTGGATGCGTCGCAAGCCATCCGTTATCATGAAGCACTTCAAAGTTCACTCCCTTTATATATAACCCTACTTTTTCATATACCTTTTTGCGGTGGGTTGTTGAGTCCGTATGACCCTCATCAAAATAAATAACCCCATATTTCTTGTCCTCGTATTTACCCTTATATTTTCGATTGATGTACATCCTCTTATTATCATGCTCTTTTAGGTAAACTACTTCCATATGCATATTTTCGTAGGAGCATAATATATAAATTACTTCGTGAAAACGATATCTTATATGACCGTTATAAAGGCTTATGTCCCATGTGAGAACTGTAGCTACTACCAAGTAGCGTTATACGAAGGTTATCAAATTACTCACAACCCGTTTGATGCAGACGTTTGTATTGATGACCCTATTATGTTCCTGAAAAGGTTTAGGTACGTTGATGACGTCAATTGTATACTTTGGGGAGACACTGTTTATGACGCACTTTATTACGTTAAAGAGTTAAGGCAATATGAGAAATTTGTAGTCCCATCATATTGGAACTATTCCATGTTCGCTAAGATATGGATAAAGCCTATTGCTGTTATAAAGAGGCACATCAAGCCTATTTTCCCTGACGTGAAAAAAGATAAACTTTTCGTGACGCTTGGCGAATCCCGTTTCTTCGATAGGAAGAACCTACTCCTTGTTGACGAGATTACCAGGGAATTTAATGTTAGGGATAAGACTATCATCGTGGGGAACATGGGGAACCCGGACTACAGGACTTTCGGGCTTACGGAAGAGCAGAAATACGAGCTTTACGCTAGGGCTAAGTTCTTCCTCGCTTTATCTAAAAGTGAGGGTTTCGGTATCCCTCCTATTGAAGCTATGAGCGTTGGCACTGTGCCTATTTACTTGAATGCTCACGGCTATAAGGAGAACCTTGTAGGCTTACCTATAGACCCTATTGATGAGTATACTGAATGTGTGGATAAAGAGCATTGTTTCCGTATATGGGAATTATCTAAACATGAACTGCGTTATGAAATACAGCACGCCTTGACCATGTCAAGGGAGGAGTATGAAGATTTAAGTGAGAAAGTTAAAATTAAATCCAAGGAGTATTATGCCCCAGTGGAACCCTTCAATCTTCGTGAAGCTGTTAGATTACGCGAAAAAGAACGGGATAGAGAGGCGTTATAATACTTACTACATCAAGGGAGTTGCCCTAGTCCAATGCAACGAGGTTTCTATTAATGTGACTGTTGCTAAAGACCACCTTCACATGTTTTACGACCCCGTAGTCAATATGTACTTTGCTTACAGTATGCCCTTCTTTTACCAATACCCTAACGCTCAACAACTTTATACTGAGGGGAAGAAGCTTTGCGGTGAGCTTGAGAAAATGGCTTCCGGTGTTGTTGTCTCAACTCCCTCGGTTCCTCCTAAGAATATTGATTCCGAACTTGATAGGATAATAGTCTCTTTGTCCCTTAAAAACGATAAAGTTTTAGCCAGAGGTACGGAATACCGTAGGGCAAAGGATTACGTTAAATCGAGGTACCCCGAATGTTATGAAATAGTTAAGTATTTCGGGACTAATAAAGATACCGTGAAATTCATGGAGGCGATTTTTGCAAAACAGTGGGATATTGCTGAGAACGTGCTTACTCTTTTGGCTATGGATTGTGCTGAGCCGGAGTGTGTCAGTAGAATAGGAAAGTTTATTGACCAGTGTAGGGAAGTTATAGTTAAGAGAGAGGTGAGGGAGTAATATGGAAAGTCTCGGTTTCGGTAAAACCGATACCTACGAGTTGGCTAAGAAAATCTTCAACCGATTTGAGGAATCGGGTAAGAGTTACGTTTGTTTAAACGGGTTTGATTATGAATTCCTGAATGAGTATAATAAGAAGTACGAGCTTTGTACTAACACGTTCGATGTTGTTCTCGCGTACTTAAAAATTTACGACCCAAAGACATTGTTTGTCCCTCAACTCCTTACTAGGTTGGGGTATTCTTCAGCTTCAATGATAGAAGTTAAACCGCCTTTCTCTTTGACTAATAATGCGGTCTTTGTGTGGTTGGGAAGAGAACTATTCTTCCACGACCAAGCTCAAGTCGTGAAAACGAGGACTGGGTTTAATGATAACGGTGAACCTGTAGTGAAAGTGAATATAAAATACGATATGAACCCCATGAGCCTAGAGGCTATTTCCTGGTGCCTTAAACTCGCTTTCATGTATAATAAAGCAATACCGTGCGGAGTCTATGGGGTGCTTTACGAATGAGTTTATGCTTGAGGGAAATAGGTAACAAGAAAGTACTTTATATACCCAAAGCACTTGAGGATAACTTTAAAGAAGGTCATATTTATCCCGTCATAGTAGAGAATAAGATAGTGGGTCTTAAGTGTATACGTACCGCAAAAAGGAAAGTACTTTACATACCCTCGCAATTGGAGGACTTGTTCCATGACGAGTGTTATTCGTTTGCATATGTCCAAGCTTAACTTTTCTACGTCTAACAATTTCATTACGGGTATCATCTCGAATTATTATAGTGTACCTAACATATCCATATCAGTGAACTTTACCTTGAAGCGTTACAACGCAGTTATTTATAACCCTGTGATGAATAATTACTAGTCGCACATCTTGAGACTTAGGATTTTAACTTTCTTTGAAGGAGGAGGGTACTCCCTAAATAACCTCTTGACAAATTCCCTTGGCGTTATTTTACCCGAGTCAAGCTCATCTAGAAGTAAGAGTAGCCTCTCTTTCGTCCTCGGTACTACCTTAGTCCTATCTAGGAGCATATAAGCTATCCTTATCGCTTGAGGGATAGAGTATTTCCTAGAATTAGCCAATAGCAGGTATACACACCTAACAAACTGCGTCTTTGTCAATACCATACGTTATTATCTGTATCCAAATATTTATATATTACGTTTTTCAGAAGCGTATATGATAGAATATGGCAGGGCGTCAATCACATAGAAAGTTCGATGTGAGGAATGATACGTCAACGAGGTATAAAGGAAAGTTATACGGCATATTTGTCAATTATATGGGAGAGAAATACGCCCAGGAACTAGTAGAGCAAATGTATGCAAATTATCGTGATGTGTTCGAAGAGATTTATACTAAGATACACAACGCCTTAAGAGCTGACCTAGTTAAGTATGCCGGAGCAGGAGCAACTTTTCCATTATGGCAAATAATAAACGAGGCAATTTATGCCGTCTATTTAACGCACAAAGAAACTGCTTCCTTCCTAGTAACTAAATACTTAAGCAGAGGAATACCTTCGAGTACAATAAAGAAAATATTAGCTGAAGTTGGTAATCAACTCAAGGAATTAGTGCCAGCAGTCGCTGAACAGATAGGGTCTGTTACGTTAGACGAGGGTAACGTCGTATCTACTGTTGATGCCATAGTGACCAAGATGCCTGCACTGCCAAATAGCTATGCCGGTGTCCTAATGAAGAGCAGGGTACCCACTGTGACACCACATTATGCTGGCACTAAGTCATTCTCTTCAACAGAATCAGCATATAAAGCGTTAGAAGATATTGAAAAAGGGCTATGAGGTGGTTGTAAATGGCGAGAAGGAATAGAAGGTTAAGTTCGGCTTCAGTCTACCGTTATTATTTGAAGAGGTTTACCATGAACTTAGGAACCGGTGGACACATGTTAGCTAAAGAAATCGCGATAAACCCCGATGCAATGAAAGCCGTAGCAAAGTTGTCCGCACAAGAGACGTATAACTGGTTAACAGATTATTCACCATCACACCTTGCAAAGGAAATTGTTAAAAATATCGCAGAAAAGTATGGTATCCCCGGTACATTCCAGGGTCTGTTAATGGCGTTTGCTGAAAAGGTTCTTGCAAACTACATCCTGGACTACAAAGGCGAGCCTCTCGTAGAAATGCACCACAACTACTTATGGGAGTTAATGCAAAGGAGTGCTAGTGGTACAATCACAGGCACCAGTGGATATCTATACACATTCATCGATAAAAACGGTAAGCCTCACACAATTGATATGAGTAAAATACTCACAGAGATAGAAGATGAACTGTTCAAGTTATTAAAGTAACCTTTTTTTATCTTGTATCCATTTTTTAAGATATGGATAAAATTAAACTAAAAGGTAGCGTTGCTTATGTATATAAGGTTTTTATTGAATCGTTAAAGAAAGCGGGTATAGAGACAGTTAGCGGAGCATTGAGTGAGAATGCAGTGGTAGTCGGTGTACCGTTTAACAAATTTACTGCTTTAATAACTGCAGAAATTAATAAAGAAGTCTGGGAGCAGAAAATTAAGAATGGGAAACTCTTTCTAGTCGGCATGAAGGAGTTAGTAGATGAGGACGTAAAGGTCGTTAATGCTAAGATTCTGTCTAAGCTGAAGAAATTGGGAATTGATAGCGAAGCTTACGTTACAGATGACGGTGATGCTGTGGTAATGGTATCTCTTGTTGATGTGATACTTAGAATACTGGAGAAAACGTTACAAGAAACTAAAGCAAGAGCAAGCAATCACATGCGTTCACTGAGAGTTAAATTCGGGAGTGACGACAGTTATGCCTATATTGTTATTTACACTAAGAGTTCACAAAAAGACACGGTCACTAGTAAGATAGAGGAGGTGCTTAAGGATGAGTGAGAACCAACAACAGGACTTAGCGAAAAAGGTAGAAGAATTGGAGAAGAAAGTACAGGAACTTAATGAACAACTCCAGAAGACTAAAGAAGCCGTAAAGACCGTAGCAGGCATTCTTGATAATCACTTAAAGGGTAAATGGACATTAGAGGATATTCAAATGGCTCTTAACCACATTAATGAAATGATTCAGTTATTAACACAAGCGGGAATTATTAGACCAGGTGGAGAAGGAGGAGGGAACTTACTACAGATGATGTTAGCACAACAATTCATGCAACAAAAGCAAGCACAGAATGATGTTGAAGTTGAGCCATTGAAGAAAAAGCAGAAAAAGAAGCTGAAAAAATTCCTTGAGGAAGAGGAATGACTTAGAAAATCGATTGTAATTCTTTCTTTGCTTTCTTTTCTAATTCCCCACTCCAGAAGTCCTTGTAACTAGGTATCATTGCCTTTAGGATATATAGGGCATTAACTAAATAAGCTGGGTTAGCGTCTTCTGCATACTTCCTAATTTCCACACTACTGTTCTCATCTTTGCCTACGTATAGTTTACCGCCCTTTATTATCAACAAGTTTCTGTCCTCATCAACTATGATACCCGTTACGTAGTTAACGTTACTAGGTAATTGGCTTTCTATTTCATTGATTATACTTGATACATAGTCTTCACTTGGCTTTTGAGGGAGTTGAAACTCTTCTTCCTCCTCTTTTTCCTCATTCTCCTGGTTTTCGCTCATAGGATAAGGTATGGATACAAAATATTTAAATCTTGCTGTTCCGATTGTGTATATATGAAGATTGTAGAAGAAGGATGGGTTGGACGCGGAAATCTTAAGGTGAAGTATGCAATAGTTGAGGAAATTCCAGAAAAATTATATCACGTAGTTTGTCCTAGTCTTCATTTCTTTGAATACTGTTTTGATTTAAACCAGTGCCGTAAAATTGCCTTAAGCTTGTCGGAAAAACTTAAGGACTTCTTATACGCGTAAAGCACGTTAAAATGGATAGCATCTTCTCCCATTACACTGTAACGTAAATAGTTGAAATAAGCACGCTTGTGGTCATCTCCTAATAAGAACTGTAGGTCAAAAAGTTCTTTCGTAGGTAAGGGGTCTTTGAGTACTATCAAGATGTGGATATGTTTCCCTGAAGGCGAATACTCCCACCACGCGTCATCTTCTTGGTAACCGAGGGAATGTAACATTTCAAGTTTTTTCTCTAATAGCCAATTCGGGTCATAGAAGTCCACGTCTACGTCAATGTCAAGTTTGACTATCTGGTTCACACTCACCATTCGTATGACCCCCCGTCTCCAGGATATCGATGGTACCATGCGATTCTCTTCCCCACTGCACCACCATACCATATCCCCTCGTCCTCCAGCAAAGGTAATACTTGAATCCCAAAGAGGTCTAGAATCATATCCTCTAACTCCTCCTCCATTTCCTTCACTTGTTCCTTCTCCCTCTCCTTCTGTAAAGGTAGGCAAATCGTACCTTCCACGAATAGTGGATGACTCCATTCGTCGTAACGGAATGATAATGTAACACATATTGTCCGTGCCATATTTTTCTGTGCCGATTGTCTTGATGTAGGGTATGAACTTGACAGGGATTTGCTCAAGTGAGTCCACCTTAAAGTCTATGTACCAGTTTGGCTTCACAACTTGAGCGATTAGCATAACCCTTCAGCCTTAGCTTTTATTAACCTCCTCATGACTTCAGACCTAGTCATATTGTTATATTTCGCCAATGTGTCAAGCCTCTCTAACGTTATCTCATCTAACTTCATTGTGAAAATCTGTAAAGTTTCCCTGGCGAAGTCATCGACTTTAGTTAATACGTTATCGCATTCGTTAATCAATTTGTTTATAAGAGAATCATACTTGTATTCATATCCCTTCAATAATTTCAAAAAACTTATATCTTTCTCTTTAAGTCTTACGGAAATAACTCTAATGCTCATAATTTAAAATGTGTTAGCACCTTTTTAAAGTCACGGGTAATATAAAGCTTTTAAATTTGTGATGTAATAATTTATGTTAGTGAGTGTTATGCTTGTCACCATAGAAAAGTCCTTATACGATAAATTGAAAGAGGAAGCAAAAAGAAAAGGAGTAAGTGTACCTGCAGTACTTAGGGAAATACTTTTGAATTATTTTGGACTTGAGGATAATACTAAATCATACTCGCGTTCTGAGCCTTCTAACGAAATCATGATAATAGGAGAAAAACAATATGTGAGGCTACAAGTGAGAATGCAGAGAGAAAATGAGTTATTTATCAAGAATGAGTTGAAAAGACGGGGAATGAGCATAAACCAGCTTTTGAAGAACGAGATTTTATTAACGGCTTAATCATGATTGTTATAGTTTTGGACAAAGATAGAGATGATTTAGAGTGTTTCGAGGAAGGGGACGTGGATTTATTTGAGGACACTTTAGCAGTCCTTTGGGATTACGGCATAGTTGAGACCTATTTTGTTAACGTAAGCGATGAAACGTGGAAGAAATTAGCGGATGATAGTTCTATTAGGCTCAACTTGAATGAAGGAGAATTAAAGAGTTTTTTAAATAAAATGAGGTATGGGATGGGGTATGTTTTCGTTCACGAAAACGGGAAAATAAAAAAATGCTTGCCTTCTTGAAAATTAAACTATTCCAGGGTTTGCTTGAAGAAACCTCTCAACTTCTTGAGTAGGGCTAACTTCTTTATCTTCACTAACTTCAAAAAGCCATATCATGTATCCGATTGCGTTTAGTTCTTCTACAGTCTTTAAAACAGCCCCTTCTGGTAGCCTTTTCTTTAGGATTATTGATATCAACTTGTCTCCTGGTTGTAATGTTATTTGTGTTCTATTATACGGTATCGTCACTCCAAAGATGTTTGATAGTGCTTGAGCAGTCGCTTCGTGACCGACCGCTGATGTGAATTGCTCTTTCTTTAGCATTTCGCTTGCTTCTTCCACGGAAATTTGTCTTGCCTTAATTAAATATTTCCCCCCCTCTTTGAGGGGGATTGTAGCCGAATTTAATATATAGAGCATAATTGTAGATGCGTGTTAGAAGTATATAAATCTTTCTGAAGCAAATATATAAATCAAATTGCGTAAACAGTATAATGAGAAGGAATGGTATATAGCATAAGGATTCCTAAAAGGTTATTCTACAAGGTGAGAGAATTATGCAAAGACTACAATTCTTATCGAGAATGCATTATACGAGAGATTGAGAAAAGGTATAATGTACAAATCTATAGCTCGAGAAAGCCTCACGACACACGTCTAGAAGATGACGTATTACCAAAGCCAATTTTCATTATCATATTTGATAAGGAAAACGAAAGACTAGAAGAATTAGCAAAGAGAATAGGGAAAAGTAAATACGAGATAGTCATGAGCTTATTCAAATAGAAAAAAAGAAAATAACTTTTTTTAATCTCCACCGTTTTGGAACGTATAGAAGTTGAGTTTCTCAATAGGCATAGGAATGATGGTTATCCCATGCTCGTTGTGTAATAATACTGTTCTATCTGGTAATGGGATTATGACATGAGAACCCATTAACCTGTGAACCTTGTTTTTCCCATAAATATGTAACGCTCTTAGTCCTTTTCTCCTACAATTTTCTATCCAATAACTTGTTACTACTAGGTCTCCTTGTCTTATTACGAATTTGTCATCTTTTTTAATTAAACCAGTTAAGTCGTATTTATCGTATATAGTGGATTCTAAAAAATTAAATTGTCTTAAACTTTTTTCAAGTTCAATTTGGAGACTCATGGGTCTTCTACATAAGAATGTGATATCATAATTTATAAACTTTTGCTTCTATATGTATATGACCAAACATGTCAAAAATGAAAGACTATATAAAAAGCGAAAAGATTGTATATTTGAAAGATATATTAAAGGATTTTGATAATTTTGAGGTAGGAAAGAAATATGCGTTCAAATACAATTCGCATATAAGGGATTTCGAATATGAATTGCATAAATTGAATAACAAAACGGTTTATATGTACATTTTCAACAATAAGGTTGAGATAACGAAAATAAATGATAGAAAATTTGAAGTAACAATAAACCTTAATGACTTTAAAGCAATTGCAGAAAGAAGAAGAATTGAAATATTTATGAAAGTTGAACGTAATCATTATAATCATTATCCATTGTATTATTATCGCAAAGTTTGGCATTTTTCATTTGATAACACTTTCGGTAATTTAATAATTCCAATAAGGCACGATTCAAGATTATTAAAGCTAACAATAATCAAGAAGCCTCAAAGATATTACCTCACATTACCAGAGCTAACCAAAAGGGAATTGCCGGATAAAGAATTTGGATTCCCAATAATCAAAAATGAACTGTATTTATATGAAATAAACGGCAAAAAAGTGAAAAATATAATGGAGAATTATCAAAAGAAATACAAGGGCATACCATACATTATCAGAATCAAAATGAAGAATAGAAAAGCTGAATATGCAATTTTCAGAATGTTGATAAAGAAGGGAATTTTTAAATACCTTATTGACCTTTCAATTAAACCGCCATTCAGAATTAGACAAGATGATTTAAAGTACTACGAATGGGAATTCATGAACATGATAACACCTATCATTGAAAGAATGAGAGGTGGACAATTCCCTAATTTCTTAGATAGCGTAATCCAAGATTATGATTACGATAGCGTGAACCAGATTCTATTGAAATTTATTGACAAACAAAATCAAACCTATCTTTGTGGAATCGATTATGCCAATAACATGTGGTGCATGAGGCTTTCGGGCTTCATGTACAAATATCGTATAAAGAGCGTTTATAAAGTTATGTATGATTTAAATTCAGAAACAAAAATGTTTGAATTCTGATTTTTTTATGATTCATTTTTCTCATTTTTGGAATAGTAATTGAATGGTGTTTGTATCCCTTCTTTTCCCCTTCTTCATGAAGGGAATGGAGATAAATTGAAAAAATGTAAAAGAAAACCTATCGAAATATTATTTTTATCAATAAGATGATGATGGAATCTTTTTAAACCCTTCATACTATATATATAATAGATAAAGTATGACCAATAATACTCAAAAAATGGATAAAATTCCTATTCCAGCATTAAAGAAATATCTTAGCAAAGAAGAATTCCAGAATTATTTATCATTGATAAAAACTATTGCTAACTTTGACCCAAATACAAAATCGTGGTACATAAATGAATCCAAAATCTCTAGAATTGATAATGATGAACTGAAAGAAATTGCCAAAGAACTATCAAATTATGTAGGAGACGAAATATTTAACGTGTTAAGTGATTATCTGAAAAATGACAATAATACAGTTTATGCAGAATTTCGTGGAAATTATATAATAGTTCATGATGATTTAGAGATGTATAAAGATTTACTAACATATAAAATCAAAACATTTGACCATATTCAAGGACAATATATCGAAACGCCGATATTATTAGCATGGCAAAAGGAAAATGGATTTGCTACTTTGAGAGGTTTATATTGGAAATTACAAACTATAGCAAAATTGAAAATAAAGCCATTCGCTAATCTTAATTATTATGATATTCAACTCAAGAATTTTGAAATGCGTGAATATCAAATAAATTCAATAAGAAATTGGATTACTGATGTTAATACTGTAGGGGCTGGAATCATAAAAGCCCCTACAGGGTCTGGAAAAAGTGTAATTGCTATCTTGTCTGTATTAGAATTTCTAAAAAATAAGTCAAACGCAAAAATTATTTATGCTGTAAACAGTACTACTTTACTGAAACAATTCCAGAATTTTGCCAAAAAAGAAGATTTACCGTTTGCATTAGTTTCTGGTGAAGTAAATGAATTACAAAAAGGTGAAAAAAGTGATTTTATTGCCTTATCAGTAAGTTATTATTATTCACAAAAGAAGAGAAACCAGAACCAAAAGCTTAAGGAATTAATTCAAAATTCAGATTTAATTATAGTTGATGAAGCTCATCATACGCCCGCTAATATTATCAAATCTTTGCTTCTTGATTCACCGAATTCACTAAGGTTAGGACTATCAGCTACTCCATTAAGAGAAGATGGACGTGAGCTTGAAATATTAGGACTCCTAGGAAAAATATCATATTCTATTGAATATCAAGAATTAGTACAGAAACGCTATTTAGTACCTCTAGAGTATATTCAATTTACACCTAAAACCTCTGAAAAGATTTACAATAAGCTAATGGCTTTGAGAGAATTTTACAGTGACCAGCCTTTTGCAAAATTATATAGTGCTGAATTGAGAGTATTCGAAAACTCACCGTTTACAAATTCTCAAATCATACAAAAAATAAAAGAACTCAATAAGTATCCCGCATTAGTGATAGTTAGAAGAATTAGTATAGCCAAAAAACTTTCAGAAATGTTTAACGAAAATGGAATTATCAGTGATTGGGTAAGTTCAAAAAGTACTTTGGAGGAGAGAATGAGAAAAATTGAAAGTTTGAAAAACGGCAAATTACAGTTATTAATTTCCACTTCTTTGGCTGATGAAGGGCTTGATATTCCAAACTTACAGTTGATTGTATTATTAACACAAGGAAAGTCAAGAATTAAATTAATTCAGCGTATAGGAAGAGTAATGAGACCATCAAAATTAAAAGAAAAGGGATATATTCTGGATATTGCTTACAACAGTGATATTTTCCAGAGACAAGCAGGAAATAGAATTAAGTTTGTTACCAGTGAGTATAACGGGATAATTTCAATTAAGGTAATTTGATTTTTTTATTAATCATTTTTCTCATTTTTCAGATAATATTTCAGATTTTTGGGTAATATCTTCTTTTTTGCTTTAAATAGTAATACTCATTAAGTTTTTCTTCATGAATGTAGAATATGAAATACTACATGTTGAGATAAAATCAAATCGTATATTTGTCTCACTAAAAATAATAAGAAACGGTACAATAGAAATTTTCAACAGTGTATCAATTGAGAATGTTCATTTAATCGTGAAGAATTTCAAACTCGATAGCCTGGAAAATCAAATGCAAAGTTGAAAGTAGTTTGTATTACTTTCAGTCTGGATACAAAAAAGTTTTTAAACCCCATTCGTGATTTTACTAGAAAGATTTTTTAACCCCAAAATTTCCACTTTTCCCCTTCTTTCTCCTCAAAATTAGGGAAAAAAACGACGTAAAATCGTTTTTAAATAAAAAATTTTTTCTGTAGAATATAGCTTCAGCCCGAAAAATCTTTGAGCTGAAATTTTTTGAATTTATTTCACATGCAGCCGTGAATAAATTGTAACTGAATTTTTTCCAATTTTGTTTCTTTCAGTAACATGAAATTTTTTGTTTGAATACATTTTTGTTTCCTTAAATTAAGGTAACAAAAAAGATTTCAAACAATTTTTTAAATGTTACAGATATTATTTCAATATTGAGATTTGGTACTGCACCATGAAGACATTCCACGTTCTTTAGAAAGAGAAGAAGATTTATATATGTTAAAGAAGAATTAAATTAGGGGATAGTATGAATCTAGATATGAATCTAGAAGCATTAGTAGGAGAAATTAAGGAATTCGCTGACGAATGTGTAGACAAGCAAAGAGAAGAATGTATTGAAGCTAATGATTCAATGATAATAAACTATTTAAAAACATTACTATATGAAAAAGATTTTCAGATTTTTTTAAAATATAAAGAAACAATGCTAAAAGTGTTTAAAGACAGAGTAAAAGAAGATTTAGAATGGCTAAACGAATAAATTTAAGTTATTTTCTTTTTTTTATTCCCTATTTTTCTCATTTTCGTATTTTTATTTACAATTTCTCAACATACAGATAATATACAAAAACTGAGAAAAATTAGACATAAAAAAACAGAAGGTAAAAAAATCAAAATGGCTTTGATAGCTCAAAGTAGATGTTTCTAAGAATTAACATATCGATAAACATCTCTATGATTTTCCTATCAGATATATGTTTCAAGCATTCATTATTGAAATTAAAAGCTCCTTCTATCCATGTATCAGACAATGAAGATATTTCGTCAAATAATCTATCCGTATACAATGCTAAATCACATTCAATATTAGGGTCAATCTCTTTTCCAACTGTATCCCAAATGAACCCCTTAATACGCCATAGTAGATACGTCAGATTTTCTCGAGATAATAGCGGTTCTTTGAGATTTCCAATCTTGTATTTTTCGACTATTTTTTTAACTATATATTCCAATTCCTCATTCATACTTCTCACTATCATACACATATGTAAAATATATATATAAATCTATTTCTCTACATAAAGAACAGAAACATGATAAAAAACTAATCATAAAAGAAAAAAATAGAAATAATACCAACAATCAAAAAATAGTAATACTCAAATTTCTTTCACATTAATGAGATGATGATAAAACTTTTAATAGAAAAAACGAAACCTAAACAGGATTGAAAATGATATACGAAATACTTAGCAAAAATATGAAAACACAAAAAGATGAGTATACAATAACATATTATCTTGAAATAAAAAGAAATAGTATCAGTATAATATATGAATTTCTAGGATTATACATGTATGATTATAGAAAGTATGACATCAGATTAAACTACAACATAGGAAATGAGTACCTAATACTTGAAAACGTAATGAAAAATATTCAAAAAATTTACAATAGCTTTAGCGAAACAAGGAGACTATCGATAATAGCAAAATATGTGACTTATATCGTTTCCAAAAATTTGAACATTCCATTATACAAATTGATAAAAGACATAACTTATGAAGCAAACGACGAGGTAATAGAACTAAGCACAAACGCTTTTATAAAAAGTACATATAGAATAGCACAAAAATTTGAAAAAATATTATCATAATTATTTTTTTCAACACCAGTTCTTGATAAAGAGAAGAAGATTTATATACATAAAACACTAATAAAATAGTAGTGAGTACAATGTCTAAGTCAGTCCTCCATATATTAAATGCGAAAATAAACAAATTCATACCAATAATATACAAAAGAGAAACGCAGAAATTCAAAATTTATTATGAACAGAAAATATATGCCATACATAAGCTAATTGTAAAGATTCAAAAAGACGTTAATATAAAAAACGATTATGTTGATATAAATGTTAATGTATATGATAGGCTAACGATTAAATCAAATAAAGACCAATCCATAATGTTCTTAAGACCTGATATAGATATTGACAAAACAATTTCAATAAGAATTGTAAAAACAAAGTATCAAAACTTACCACCCAAAATAGTGAATTTCTTACAGATATATGAAAAACATACAAGAGTAGGAGCAGTAACACATTTCATACCAGAAATTGAAGAATGTGAATTAATTGTAAAAGATAATACCACATGTTACAAAGTAATTAATGTACAACGAGCAAACACACATTGGATGAAAACGATAGCAATAATAAAACCATCAGACGAAACAAGAAAAATTGGAAAGCTAACAATTATAACATCATTAATGAACGATTATGAAAAAGACGTTTATGCATAATATTTTTTTTCATACCTAATTCTTTTCATCAAGAACGAGCATACTAAAAAATGAATAAATAGAAAATTTTTCTCAATCTCCAGATAATGTTCCTAACCAATTTTTTTAATTACAGGTACATGAAAAAGAGAAAGATTTATATAAATCAAAATTGCTACTAACGTTAAAAAAATACATTCGTGAAATTATATTTAGCAAAAGTTAAACTTTTTTTTATTCAACTCCTTTTCTCGATGAAGAGAATGAGAGTAATAATTCCCTCACCTACTTCAGAAACTTCAATATCTCAAATTCATTTTGTACCAATACAACTCTTGTTTCTGAATAATTCTTCAAATGATACAAAGCATGAGGATATTTAGCACAACCCATTCTCTTCATGAAGACCATTATCAACACATTCTCTTGATAAAGAAGTTTAAACCACCAGGTTCTCGGGTCAAAAGGTAAATAGAGTAGAATCTCATTACCACGCCGATGACTTTCAATTGCCATTTTTATGAAGATAAACTTTCTAGAGAAAGGCGGATTACAAAAAGATTTGTTGAACCAGATATTTTTAGTAGCGTCAAACTCATTCCTATTTTTACACACATCAATAAACCCTAGTTCTTGTGTAATTAACTGGTACAAGACGGTAGGAGTTAATTTATTATCGTTAACACCACGCCTCATATGTAAGATAATCAGAAAATGAGCAAAAAAAGAAGACGCTGACAAAAAGATTTAAATATAAATGATAGCACAATTTCTAGTAGACTAAACATGCCCACATTCGAGGAATGCAATAAGATAATAAACCCTCAAGGGTTACCCCTTGAGGGGTTAAGCCAAAGTGAAAAAGTTTTTTTGGAATTTTGTGAGTTATGGGATTCCTACCCCCAAGAAATCAAGGAGGTGGTGAGAAAATGGTAAGTGAGAAAAAGAGTCTAAAAGATGAATTGAAAGAAGAAGAACAAGAAGAAGAAGAACTACCAGAAGAAGTACAGACCCAAAAGGTAGAAGTGCAAGAAGAAGCAAAAAGTGACGAATTGGTACTACCGTTTGCAAGACAAAACCTTAAAGACTATTTATGGCGTTTGCTAATAATAAAAAGAGTTGAAATACGTGACGCTATCCTAAGGAAAAATAATACACCAGTTCAAATCAGCTATATCGATGGTTACATAATAGATAACAAAGAAATTGAAGAAAAACTAGTAAAAGAAATATCGGATAATCAAACACTACCTATTGACTTAGTGAAGGAAATGAATAAATATAAAAAGGAAGTACATTTATATTCAACAAGTCAAGGAGTCTACAATTCATTACTAAGGAATGTAATACCAAAGCTAAAAAGCGGGGCTGTCTTAGTTTGTGTAGCATATCAACAAAGTGATTATCCACAACCTACAATTGTTCTAGAACACCCATCGAAACTACCAATGTTAAAAACCCAATTCGAAGCCCTAGAAAAAGCCAAGAGGTGATAGATAATGCCCTCACAAAAATCCGATAAAATTGAAGAACTCAAAAAGGAAATAGACAAATGGGTTGAAGAATTCTCAAAATCACAAAAAAGATTTGACCGTTTCGATTTATATGAGGGCATACAAATAAGCCTAGGCTTTCTAGCGTATAAAGACGACAAAGGTCAGACAACAGTATTAATTTCAATACATGGTCAAAAACCTACTAACAGCCTAAGTTTCCCCTCTAACGCCTTAGATGATATTAAAACAATCATGAAAATGATAGAAAAATATGAAGAACTATTCAAGTATATTGAAAAATATGAGGAAAACGTAAAAAGTAGTAAAAAGAAGAAAAACTTACTTGAATGATTTTTTTTATCTCACTATTTCTACGTATCCATGTACACATTCATTCTTATACTCTCCTACTGTAGGAAATTTTTCTGAATAATTATTTCCGTAACATACTCCTAACTGCTTTTCATACTTTGTCAAATACATCATATAAATTTCCAAGCATTCAAGAAATTCATCACAACTTTTCTCTTCATAAAGAACATTCGGAATATTCAAAATAACTTTCATAAGAAGGAAAAAGGAACGAGAAAATAAAAACTTTAAAATTGGTACTAGCACAATTTTAGTTAATGGCGAAACGTGAATTGAGATTAGGGAAAATCAGTTTCCAAGTAGGTGACTACATCGAGGTCTTAGCACAAGGACGAAAGTACCGCATGCAGATACAGGAGATTGACGACTACAATAACTTACTAGGAACAGACCCTAGCGGAAACCCAATATACATCAAAATATCAAAAATATCGGTAATAAAGAAAATTTCAGAATTAGAATTCACTGGAGGTGAACAAAAAGATGGAGTTAAATGAATTCCAGAAAAAAGTAATTAATGAATTTCTAATGACTGATAAGAATTTGCTAATTTCAGCACCTACTGGAGTTGGAAAATCCTTCCTAGCAATGTACATTGCGATGAACACAAAATATAGAATTTTATACACGGTACCATTAAGAGCGTTAGCACTACAATTAAATGATGACTATCATAACAAAGTAGCACCAATGCTTAACGGGTATGCTGATAGTATTGCACTAACAAGTGAAGTCTATGAAAATGACCCCGAAAATATAGGAGAGAGAGTAATATTCACTACTTACGAAAAAGCTGACGCCGTGTTGAGAAGACATTATACATGGGCTAAACACTCAGAGCTTATAATAATCGATGAAGTCCACAACATTTCCGATAAGGAAAGAGGAAAGGCAATAGAAAACCTAATAGCATGGGCTATGACGGAAGGGAAAAGATTATTAATGATGAGTGCTACCGTTCCCGACTTGGAAAAACTAGCAGAAATAACGGATGCAGAAATAATAGAAACGAAAGAAAGACCGATACCACTTTACAAAGCAGTCAAGATAGGGAATACGCTAATTTTTGAGGACGGTGACAGAGTAGAACTCAAGGAGGACTTAGTACACAAACTGGTGAGGAAAAACAAAGTCGTAATGGTATTTACAAGCACGAGGAAAAAAGCGGAAGAGCTGTTCCTAATTTACGACAAAAAATATCCCGGAAAAGTAGCATTCTTCCATGCGGGATTAGACGCAGATACGAAATTAAGACTAATGGAAGAAACAAGAGCAGGAAAATATAACATCATCATATCAACTACAGCACTATCACAAGGTGTCAATTTCCCGTTCTACGCCGTAATTTTCGATGACCTAAAGTTACCTATCGTAGAATACGGTAGGTTTGTAGGATGGAAAGCAATTACACCAGTAGAATTTGACCAAATTTGCGGGCGTGCAGGACGTCCAGGATATGATGAGGAAGGATTATGCATTATAGAAGCGTCAAATGTAAGAGAAGCAGAAAGGCTAACAAGAAAATATTTCAGTAATGAGTATGGAGCTTTAGAAGGACACCACGTCCTGGAGGACTTTCTACTAGCTTTCATATCAAAGTACCTTTACGCGAAACCCGATGAGACTATAGACGCTGTCAAACATTCATTATCATTCAAAGACGTGACCCAAGATGAAATAAACGAAAAATTAGAATTCCTAAAAGAAAACGGAATCTTAGGTTTTGACAACAGCGGATATTATGTCACCGTATACGGAAGAGCTGTAGCTGAAAGCTACTTTGATGTCAAAGACGCTATCACCTACAGAAGTGTACTAGAGAGAGATAACGTAACCGAGGACGAAATAATAGACGCAGTCATGAATAATGAAAATGTACTGAATTCAGCAAAAGGCGAAAACGTGAGAACAATCTTTGAAAATTGGATAAAAGGAGTTGATGAGAAGGTCATTATCAAAGCAACAAAAAACATGTCATATAACGACTTGAACAAATTAATTCAAACAATAAATTGGCAATTATACGGCGTTTATAGGATTACAAAAGCGTTAGTAAAACCCGACCTAGCGGATAAGCTAAGAATGTTATTCTTAGAATCCAGGTACGGGGTACCGAGCAGTGCATTAGCGTTAGTCCAGCTACCTGGAATAGGGAGAAAAAGGTCTATAGAGTTACTGAGGAACGGAATACATAACAAAACAGAACTTTGTAGCAACAAAGAAATAGCATCAAAAATAATAGGTAAGAAAATGGTTGAGGTGATTTGCAGGTGATAAAAGAAGCAATAATCAAAGCATACAAAAAAATGCAGGAACAACACCCACCTAAAAACGAAAAATCAGTATACGTAACAGACCTATTACACTGCGTACTAAGACCACAAACTGAAGTACCATCCGTGACGTTAATAAGAGGCACAGCACTACATGAAGGAATAGAGAAACTCCTAAAGGAATACGGAGAGCTTGAAATAGAGTTTGAGAAAGAAGTGAAAAAACAGTACGGCGAATACACATTAATAGGAAAGCTTGACGGTCTAACAAAAGACGGGATAGTTATAGAATTCAAGAGCGTATATAAACCTCCAACATTCCCTTATGAATCACACATCTACCAAGTATTAATCTACATGCAAATGACAGGTAGTGAAAAAGGATTACTAGTGTACATAGGAAACAACGATATCCAAGAATTCGAAATAACAAAAGAAAGCATACGAAATATCGAAACAGGACAGACATTCTTCGGAAAATATGAAGTAAACGACGATTGGATATACAAACAAATAATAGCATATACCACAAAGACGTTAATAGCAGTATTTGATGAATGTAAATTCTGCGAAATTAATAAATCATGTCGTTACGCAAAAATAAGGTGAGAGAAATGATAAAGAGAATAGTAGTAGAAATAATAGACACACCTCAAGAAGACAAAAATGTCAAATTTTTAGTCGGTCTGGTGAAACTAATTGGAAAAAGCGAAATAACGTTCACTGAAAGTCAAATATTGAAAAGAGATTTGACAAAAAATGAAGAGTTATTGTCAATCGTGAGAGAAATAATAGAAAAATACAGAAACATAGCACCGCAAATATTAGTTTTCAAAGAAGGAAAAGTAAAAAGTGACGGAAAAATAATCACGAGGTGGGAATATGAAAATAAAAGTCCAAGTTGAAGGGAAAAAAGACATAACACCAATCGCCGATATATTTCAAGCACTAGAAACCAACAAAATAAACCTAACAACGACAAAAAAGCTAGAAGAAATTTCGGAAGTCAGGAACATAAAACAACAGATAAAACAAGAAGTAGAAGACGCGTTAGGAGACAAAATCCATGTAGAAGAACTAATAATATTCAAGTCGGGAACGTACATCTTGAAAGGCATAATTCAAAAGTAAATTTTTTATATTTTTAAGACCCCCCTTTATAACAGGGGGTACAAATATATGAATGAATACGAGGAAATGGAAACCCTGAATAAGTTACTGGATAAGGACTTCTCAATTTCAATCAAAACAAAACTGGGAGTGAAATACATAACATCAATCGTAAAGAAAAACGGGTTAATGGTAATGAGGACAAGCGACGGGATGCAAATAATAGAAGCACCGAAAACTTTCCAGAAAAGGGAATTCGCGATAAAACCAAGACACCCGGAACCAAACCCATTAAGCAGTGCTAGGGAAATATACGAATACTTGAAAGGACGCAAAGAGATACTTTATCGTAGCTACAAGGTGATAGAATTAAGAGTAGAACAAAACAAATTGATACTGAAACTAGAAGACGGAAACGAACTAATATTATCACCATCGGACATGTTTGAATACCCGGTATATGCATGGTGACAATATATGCCACACAAAAACTTGGAAGAAATAGCAAAAGAACTATTTAACGAACTACAAAAAGCAGAAAAGAAATACGTCAACGTACAGAACAAAAGGGAAAAGATAATCGAGATGGAGATAATAAACGTGAAAGAACTAAAAGTAGCATCCCCGAGGTTCAAAATAGTGACGGAAAAAGGGACGGTACTGATATTAACACCATCACAGTTCTTAAGGAAAACGTACATCATAATTGAGAACGGAGTCGAAAAAAGGATAGTGGGAGCATGACACCGGTAAAATTATTCGAATCAATGAGAATAACGAAAACCGGAAAATACGAAATAAGAGTATACACAGAAGATATGCAGACCTTCAAAGCAGTTAGATACAGAAATAACAAGATGGAAAAAATCTACATAATGAAACTCCATGAAAAAGCGACAATAGAAGAAATAATGGAAGCACAAACAATACTAATGGGGTCAGTAGAGAAATATTCGCCGTGGAAATTAATGAGAATGCTAATCGTAGTGGCTATTATACATGCAAGAATGAGACATAACACGAGAAAAGTCAGAGACATACAAAGGATGATACAAACAACACCAAAAATATCAGGAAAAGTGATAACGAACACAATAAGAGAGTACGGGTTATGAGCCACGACAATGGACGATGTAAACGCGTTAATAGAAAAAGTGAGAGAATTAATCCAGGAACATTATAAGGAATACAGAATCATGATAACGGGAATACATATCGAGAAAATAGCGGGAAAAGATGAGTATGCAGTAACAGTAAATTTTAACGCGTCAAGAAAAACGGAAGACGGGATAATCGTAATCGAGCAAAAACTTGTTTTTTCAAACAATATTATGAAATTCACCGCACCTTATAAATATATTTTGTAAACAGGACGCTTGTACCCTATATATTAATTATATTTTTTACTTTCCTTATTATTTATAAACATCGAGTTTGGCACGTGAATCTTGACGAGTTTTTGAATGAAAATTTAGGGCATTGTAAAATAGAAAAAACAGAATAAAGAAACATAATGTTTCAGGCAGGTGGGGACTGCGGTTTTGAATTTATTTAAAAAAATTGAAACAAAACCGACGTAGAGAGACTAAAAATTGAAAATTTAGAATTCTCTCTGAGAAAATGAAATTTAAGACATATAAATTGTTCTACAATCTGTGATGGAACATTCCGTATTACCAACGTGGGAAAAGGTTACATATTGTTCAATTTTTTGCAAACTATATAGAACTAAATAGGGAAACGAGAAAATAAATAAATGAGCGTCAGTGTCAAGAATCAAGAATGAGCGTTAGTATGAACTATGAAGAAAGAAATAATGAGCGTCAGTGTCAAGTATCAAGTGTCAAGTGTCAAGTAAGAAATAATGAGCGTCAGTGTGAAATGTCAAGTAAGAAATAATGAGTGTCAGTGTCAAGTATCAAGTATCAAGTGTCAAGTGTCAAGTAAGAAATAATGAGCGTCAGTGTGAAGTGTGAAATGTCAAGTAAGAAGTACGAAGTGTGAAAATTTCAGAATTCAGAAAGAATTTGACTATATAGTACTATATACGAAGTACGAATATTGGGGGGGTGTAATATATCTATATAATAAAAGAGAGAGAGGAATGAGCGTCAAATAAGAAATATGAAGTACGTATAAGATATACGAATACGAATACGTATTCCTACACGAATACGTATACCTACGTGATATACGTATACGACGTATCTATGTCTATAATTGTCTTATACGTATCTCTCTCGAGGTATACGTATTCGTGTAGGAATACGTATTCGTATTCGTATATCTTATACGTACTTCATATTTCTTATTTGACGCTCATTCC